CACGACAGGATGAGGCCAAGGATGCAGCCACCGCCGATAGCGTTAAATATGGAATAGGCACTCATTTGGATTCCGTTGCGCAGTTAGCTTTCCATGTCTTGTTGTGGGTAAGGATGGCTCGCTTGGTTCGGTCATCCATGCTAAGGATGTCAGCCTCGGTAACGAGGATAGGCTTCACCCATGAGCACGCCGTATCGACAACCTCAATCCTTGTTGATCCAGTCTGAGCGCAACTCGTCGTCAACAGCGCTGCCAGGCATACGGGAAACGTTGCTTTGAACATCTGACGCCTCTTTGCTGACTGTGGTTTGCCGCTGCCGCACTGCCTGTTCTGCTTCGAGCTTGATTTCAGTCTCGCGTTCAGTGGCCTTTTGTTGGGCGGTGGCCTTGCCTTTTGACATGCCAGTGAAGTAAGCCACGATAATCCCGATGATTGCACCGATGGCCGTCACGCCGCCGAAGGACTTGAATAACTCAATCATAATCGGCGCTCCATCTTCTCACGCTCCCTGCGCAGTTTGTCCTGTCGGATGAATTGAGACGCTACGCCCAGCGCGATAAGCCCCGGCCCGATGTAGGACATCCAGGTAGAAGGGATCATCTGCTTTAACTCATCTGGCAGCCCTGCCCAGATAGCCAGTAGTGTGTCGGGTGAGGTGCTGAGCATTGCACCGATGGAGGTGAGCCAGACTGACCACGTCTTGAATAGCAATCTGGCGTGTTTTACAAACTCAAGGCTGGTGAAGCGCTGCAGAAGAAACAAAACTACAGCGATGCACGCGACTATGCCAATCCAGATTAAAGCGCTCATTTTTGGTTACCTGACGCCGTTGTGCTCAAGGCTGAAATGGTTGCCATCTGGGTTGGACTTGAATCGCCCGCCCCAACTGCCACCTATCGACTCCCAGTACTCACCGATGGATCGGTAATCTTCAGTGCGGGTTTTATAGACGCCATTAATGAAAAGGTTAAAGTCTACAGCCAGCCGCTGGGTATGCAGGCTGTTTGAAATCCCGCTGCCTTTTTTTGCGTTCAGCGCTGCCTGTTCTGGGGTGCGATAAGCCTCGCCGAAAGTGAGCTTGTAACCGTTCTTTTCAGCCCACTGAATAAGCTGAGAAATCATTACCGTGAATTTTTGTTGCTTCTCACTGAGAGTCATTTCTTCTCGTCCTCTTTCACTACGGTTTTAACCTTGTCGGCCGTCTTTTCGGCTGTGCGCTCAGGGATTGCGTCAAGTTTCTTTTGCAATCCGCCTACCTGTTCAGCAAGCTTATCGACCTTTTCATCCCGCTTGTCCGCAATACCCCGGTATTCCGCCCGAATGTTGTTGTTGGAATAGGTAAATATCACGGTCATGATGCTGCACATTGCGCAGAAGAACAGGAGCAAGCCTCCTATCACCAACCTATTGCGATGCCTTTTCATAAAGTTGTTAGTTTTCATCTGGCTCTCCATCTAATTTGGCGAGCATAGAATCAACCTGCCCCTTGAATGTTTCATCCAGGCCCGTCCCTGTTATTGCGATAAGCATGCGCAAAGAGGTTTTGATCAGCCGTATGTCGTTTTCAAGGTGCGATATTCTCGCGAGGTCTTTTTCCCTGCGCTCTTTCAATTCTTTGTTTTCTGTTTCGAGCTTGTCTTTATCAGCCTTAAGCTGACTAACCTGCTCTTTGTAGTTGGTGATTATTTCTCCGCCTGCCCGGTTGTTGATAATCAACGAGCCGAGAGCCGCAGCCAATGGTTTCCAAAAAAGGGCAAGCGCACCGCCTCCACCCACCAGGGCAAGAATGCCTGTAATTAAGCTGTTATCCACCATCGGGCTTATCCGGCTGCGTATTGAGAATAAGAAAGCGCCGGGGATCGAGAGAGCAACGCTTCTCAGGCGCAAAGCAAAAAGCCAGCGCTAGGCTGGCAGAGGGAGTGTTATTTGATTTGGTGGGCCGTGAAGGATTCGAACCTGTCTACCCTTCCCTTATGAGGGGACCGCTCATACCAAATGAGCTTCCGGCCCAGAAACAACAAAGCCACCGGCTTAACCAGTGTCTTGAATTGGGCTGTGGTGCTGTGCGTCAGCATTTCCTTCGTCGCCTTGGTGTTCGCCGCAACCGAACCAACTAGCATCAGGAATACCACAACGGAAAGAGCACTGCGGCGGAATCGAACCGCATCTGCATAAGCCGCATTTCCCAGATATGCTACTTACAGCGCTCTTACCTGTTGTGCGCTCCATTTTGTGGAACAATCAACAGGTGAAGCCAGATTATCTTCGCTCTGGCGGGCCTTTTATGCATTGATTTGCACATTCACCTGTTAACGAATGCAGTAACCCATCGTTAGATTCAAATTACCACAGATTCGGGAAAAGTAAATAGCTCACGATAATTTAATGAGCTATTTTTTTTACACGCTATCGAGTTATAGCTTTGAGTTGTGATTCAGCCCACGATTCCTCGATATCAAACTTTGTGATCAACTGGTCGAAGAATGGCTTGACGGACTTCTTCCACGTGTCCAGGCTGATGGCATCAGTGATTAGGCAGATCGCGGCATGAGCCTCAGTTGACGGGATACGCTCATAGCCACGTCCTGAGCAACGCTTGCAGCTGTCCATAACCGGCACACCCTGATCCCGTGTCTTCTCTTTATCCATCGCACGCCCGCGCCCACGGCAGTCATTGCAGGCAGCACTAACAGTGCCCGCACCATTGCATTTCTGGCAAAGAACACGGACGCTTTCCTTCACTGCCACCATGCCAACCACTTTCAACCCACCTTCCGGAAGCTTGCGATGCTTGTTGGTGAACACTTCGGCGTCAATGAAACCAGCACCTTTGCAGCAGTCGCAGGTTTTAACGCTGGCAGCACTACGGGAATAATCCTCAAACGCGAAAGTTGCGAGCAATTGCATCACCAGAGGCTTAATATCATCTTCAAGCTTACGCAGGGCTGGAACCCTGTCACAGCGAGTCATTGCATATTGGGCCAGCAGTGCAATAGCTTTCTCACGGTCATTGCTGCTGACACCCATCTTCCCAAGGAATGCGCTGTAGCCCATCGCAGCGCGTTCCTGCGTCATACCCATTGCTGCCATTACGTCTGTGCCTGTAAGCGTTTCTGAAGCGGTTGCACGCGGCGAATCGTTGATCATGGTGCTCTTTGCAAAATGGAATTTAACTGTGCTTTCAAGATTCATGCTGCCACCTCTTTCTTTTTTGCCTGTGCCTTGCGGCGCTCACTGTTGCGGATAATCTGCTGTGCTGTGCCACCGGGTCCACGTCGGTTAATGTCGAATCCGGCGCGGAGAAGGCTGTCACGCTCGTAGCGCTCGATGTCGGATCGGTTCATTGCGGAACTCTCCTGCTATACAGGCAGTCAGCAATAGCCAGCGCAGCAATCAGAGCCACGTAGCCGATGCAGTAGATGGTTTCGATGCTCATGCTTTTCTCCTTGTCGCTCGCGCTTCTTTAATCGTGCTTTCAATTCTTTCGAAATTCTTTAAGTGGCTATATGCCTTTTGAAAGTCCCGGTAGTAGGCCTTGCACACGAACCAGGTATGCCGCCTGTCCCACATGAGCCATGCTGGGGTTTTCCACTCGTCGGGTATTTTCATACTCAGAATGAAAATCATGCCGCCTCCTGTTGACGGGCGCGGCGCCTCTCAAGCTGCCGTGCTCTGCGGGTGAATATGGATTTGATACGCTGCAGGTAGGGGATGTCGAATCGGCGCGGCTCGTTGTCAGACTCAAGGCGCTCCACTCGCTCCAGCCCGATGCGATCGATAAGACGGATGCGAAATTCAACGGCGTTGCCGCTTAGCTGGCGATTGCAGCGGGTGCAAGCTGAATGGACGTTAAAGACGTTGAATTTGAGATGTGAGGCAGCGCCGCGGGAACGGTAATGACTGGCGTCGATGGCGCTACCAGTCAGGTAGTTGCTCTTGCCAATAAGAGGATTACCGCAGCTAGCGCATTCTTTACCCTCATCGCGGATCCTGATGTACCGATTGAAGGCAGACTGAGCCTCTTTGTCCCACTGAGCCTTTGTCTTGAATGTTTCACGCTTTGCCTGACGGCGTTTGCACCCTTCCTTCTCCGCTTCATGCTGCGCCTTAATGCGCTTAGCCTCGGCTTTCACCTTTTCCTTAGCGCGGAGCTCGAGAGCGTAGATAGTGCCGTGCTCAGGGCAGCACCAGACGACATTGCCGTATGCTGGAATGAACCAGGCGGAGCAGACCTTGCACTTGCGGCGGCCTGGCTTACGCATGCTTACCTCCACGCGCAGCCCATTCAATGCGACGCTTTGAGCCATCACTGAATTTGACGCCCTGCTCGGTACCGAACCAGAAGATGGCTTCGATAACCTCGACCATGTACTTGCGGGATGATTTGGATGTGCGGACACCGAAGTAGACACGACCTCCACCGTCGATAGCCGGGGCAGACTTTTGTTGCGTGCCGTTGCTCTGATTTACCAGTACCGTAATCATGTCTTTCCATTCGGTGTCGGAAAGCTTTTCGCCATGCCAAACGACCTGGTCGGACAGGTCTTTGAGTAACGGCCATAAAAGACGATTTTGCTTGTCGGTGCGCGTCTCCTCACGAAGCTCCAGCACCATTGGTGCGCGAGGGTTGCACTCAATGCCAGTAATGAGGCTTAGGGCATTGCGCTTGACTGTTTCGTTGATGAGGCAGTATTGAGTCTTCATACGCCACCTCCGTGAGGTAACGCAGAATGCAGAAAATCACAGGTGCCGGATAGCATCTGTGAAGGGAGGTATGTAGCGATTTTGTGTGCCATAGATATCTCTCTCATCTATGACACGCTTTGTTCTGTTCGCGCTTGTTCAGGGCGCTTGTAGGTGTTCAGCCTACGAGGTAATTATAACCTATTTACTGAAATTGCAGAAATGAAGCCTGCGGTTTACGACCACTTTTCTGTTGCTTAATCACACTAAAACCGCACGTCTCGATATTGTAATGGGTTGGGAGAACCGCTATCCTAAAACCGTTGATGCTTAGGTGTAGCGGTAGGTAATCCTCCATACACTCCGGAAATACTGCAAATATTTCCGACCCCAAAAGCCCCGCTGCAAACGGGGCTTCTTTATTGCTGAAATTGCAGAAACGTTGCGTCATGGTTCCAGCTGAAAATCGTCATCAAATTGAGGCAGCTTAGAAACGCTGTCACCCAATAAAATGTAATCGATGCCCGCCCCCAGCGAGGTGGGGTGGTCGAACTCAAACATGAACACGTCATGGTAAGCCCGACCAAACCACCACCCGCCGCCGTACTCCTTGGCTCGCTGAATGAATATCCATTTGCCTGGCGTAATCCGATCCTGCACCACGCCGCGATGGATAACGTCATAGTTCAACTCACTGCCGCCCATAAACTCCCCCCCTGCAATTTAACTGTATGTATATACAGTATCAGAGGGAAAGGTTTGGTCAAGAGAGTTTGTGTTCTGCTGGGGATTTAGGCATTTATTTGTTTGCCAAAATGCGGTCTAGCTTCACTGAGTGTCAAACTGTGCTTGGTAAAAATTATTCATGCGAGATAAAGTCTTGTATTCATGCTCACCTGTCTCACGACATACCCATTTTTCGAATCCCTCCTTGTCATTGTTAGCAGTCCAGGTTGACTTGCCGAACCATCCTGATTTTTCAACAACTGCACCATTTCCTTCACGATCACCAAATTTAATTATTTTGAGCATCAACCCTCCTTGCCCGGCGCTGCGGATAGAAACGCACGCATCTCATCCCAAAGATTACAGACAGTGCATGGCTCATGGCCTATGACTCTGTTACCCTGGTCCCATACGTGTGGCGAAGTGTGGCAATGTTGTGGGTATCCGTGACCAATCCTTCCCGCCTGCCTGTCAAGCTGACTGATGGCTGCCTGCATTGCCTGAACCAAACCATCCGGAATCACCACAGAGTTCGACTGAGGCGCGGCATACTCCATGGCCTCGACAAAAAGGCACTGGATTTTGGCAAGCAGCTGGACGTCGCCGCCGATGTGCTTCTGCCTAGTCAGCGCCATCACCTGACGCGCCAGGCTCAGCGCTTTGCTGTCAAATTCGCTCATGGCTGGCCCTCATTGCTTGCTGGTTGGTTGACGGGTG